GCTGCCGACGTCTCAATTGTAAATTGGTTCCTGGTTGAAGCTCTTTAAAATTTAGCCTGGGTGTTATATGAGTAATTTAGGAATTCGAGTCTTTCCTGAAGCCCTTCGGTCTAGGGATAGTGCAGGGTTCACAGGGGCTTACCAAACATTAGGGATAGTCCTCGCCCACAACCCATTCCTCTGGAAAATCGTCAATGCCTCCACAGTCCCCATAACCATCTCCTTAGATGGCGTGGTTGACCATGACATATGCCCAGCGGGATCATTCTTTCTCTATGATGAAGGGGCTAACGCCTCCAGAGAAGGGGGGTTGACAGTTGCCAAGGGAACCCAAATATGGGTCAAGGGAGCTGCTGGTGTAGGCTTTGTGTATCTCGTCGTCCAATATGCTGGAGGGTAAGGTATGTCACAGGCAGGGATTATAAATGCTTCTGGTATGCCAGCTGTGGCAACTACTTACACAACTAATGCTGGAAATGCTGTCCCAGCCCTCAATATTCTCAATGTTCTAGGGACGGCAGGGATCACCACGTCAGGGGCAGGGAATACAATCACGATCACTACAACAGACCCTTCGGTTTCAGGGACAGTCAACACGATAGGGGCAGTCACAGGGGACGTTATCACATTCCCTTGTGGCGCTGTCCCTGGGGTATATACATTTGACGTAAAGGTAGCGGCTTTCGAGTCTACAACTCCTCTTGGAGCAGGGTATGGGATTATAGCCTCAGTTAGGACGACAGGGGCAGCAGCTGTATTGATGCCTAACCAGGCCATTGATGAGATGGAGGAGGGGGCGTTGATAGCTGGAGGCTGTATTGTCATGGTAGCAGCTAACAATATGATTATAAGGGTTACTGGTACAGCAGCTCTTACTGTCCACTGGAAGGCTGTTGCAGAGTATACATTTATTTCTTAGAGGTTTTTATGCCAGGTTTTAATAACGGAGTTATGTGGGCAGACAATGTTAGGTTTGATGGGACGGGGTACCCTGGGGCTGTCACTACAGATGGGCAATTGCTCATTGGGTCAACAGCCTCTCCAAATATCAGAGTGGGGACTATCACAGCAGGATCAAATATCGCGATTACTCCAGGTGCAGGGACGATCACAACTGCCCTAACAACCTCTATATTACAGCCAACAACAAATGCTGCTGGGACAGAAGGGGTGTATTCGTTAGGGGGGAATAGGTTTTTGCATAACTTTGCTTCTACAGGGGTAGCTTTAGATAATACGTTTTTAGGGAACAATGCAGGCAACCTAACTAATACTGGAAAGTGGTCAACTGTTGTTGGTGGAGAATCAGGCTCTGCATTGACAAGTGGACAATATAATACAATTCTTGGATCAAATTCATCTCAGGCCCTTACTACAGGAGAAAAAAATACTGTAGTCGGCACGTATAATTTTTTAAGCGCGATAGGAGCATCAAATAATGTTGTCGTAGGTTATTGCGCTGGTACTAATGCTACCTCAGCATCAAGTAACGTTTTTGTCGGAGATCATGCTGGATATTATGACGTTACTGGGACTCTGAACGTTTTTGTCGGAGCATACGCCGGAGAGAAAATGATTGGCGGTGATAACGTTGGGATAGGAGATAAGGCTTGCAGGGGAGGGAATGCAGCGACATCGACAGGGCAGTTTAACACAGCCGCAGGAACAGTTTCTCTAGAAAACATTACTACTGGGAGCGAAAACAGCGCAATTGGGTCTTTTTCTCAACGTCAGGTCACAACTGGAATTGATAATAGTTCAATTGGGAGTAGATCTTTAGATAAAGTAGTGACTGGGAGTTATAACTTAGGTTTTGGATATTCAGCTGGCACAAACTATACTGGTGCAGAATCTTCAAATATAATTGTTCAAAATTCTGGAGTAGTTGGAGAGAGTAATACAATTCGAATTGGCACTCAAGGGGCAGGGAACCAACAGGAAAATCGCTGTTTCATCGCTGGTATCACTGGGGTTACAGTCTCCAATACCGCTCTTGTAACATTAGATACCACTACGGGGCAGCTAGGAACTAAAACCATTGCTAACCTTCCTTCCTGGACAGTCATATCAGCAGATCAACCAGCAGTAGTTGGGGGAGGGTATTTTTGTAACAAAGTTGGTTTGCTCTCGCTATCCCTGCCAGCATCCTCAGCAGTAGGAGATGTCATTGAAGTATCGAATATCAATACAGCAGTTGGTACGGCAATAACTCAAGGGGCAGGACAGCAAATCTACTATGGCTCTCTTTCAACAACTCTTGGGGCAGGCGGGTCTCTAACCTCTATAGCTGTTGGGGATTCTCTAAAGATTGTATGCAGAGTAGCCAATACATTTTGGCAGGTGGTTTCATCAGTTGGGAGTTGGACAGTAGTTTAAAAATAGGGAAAATATGACAACAAATAACGCTATCAATACTGGCCTTATAGCCTCCTCAACAGAAATAAAGGAGGGAATTAGCACTCGAACACTGGTTGTGCCATCTGCTTTAAATACGTATATGTCTGATATGAGCATGACAGGTTTTATTTCATGGACTGGAGCAGGTGCCTATTACGATGACACGACCCTTGGAACTTTTAGTTTGCTTCGAGGAGGTACGGGATATATCAAGGGCAAGCTGATCACGTTCGCAGGGGCGCAATCAGTAACTGGGATGACAGCGGGGAATCTATATTGGATTTATATTGATTCATCTGGAGTGCTTCAAAAGACGAGCTCTTTCTCAACTACTACGTTCACTGATAATATCCCTCTCTTCGAATGCCTTCGAGACTCGACCGCTCCGACTAATAATCAAGTCACCGTAAAAGAAAACCATCCATATAATTTTCAATCGAGTATCTCTCTCTATAATCATGACGTTATCGGATGTATTATCCAGAATATCACCAATGGCGCAAATATCACTCTCAATGGGACTCAGAAGATCCAAATTAACGGCGCTGACGTCCTCTCAGATCATGGGCTTAATACGACGATCCCAGATAGTGGGGGAGTAGGGGTTTCTTGGTATAAATACTTCACTCTCGCTGGTGGAAAATGGGCTCTATACAACACTACCGACACGTTTTTAGGTCATTACAATAATGGTGGAGTCGTTGCAGCGCTATCAGCAAATAGATTTGCAGTTTATACACTCTATTGTTCAAAAGACAATCTTAATACGACAACTCCATTCTATTTTGCCGTTTTGCACACTGCACAATTTAATACGCAGAATGATGCGAATACCGCTATTTCCAATGGAACGATTGCGAAAGCTTCAAATGAGCTTGCGAACTTAGAAATCTCGCAGCTTGGATATATCATTTTTAGGCAATCTACGAATGCAATTGTCCAGGTGACCATCTCCAAGGCTACTCTAAAGCAGACTTTATCGACTGGCGGAACAAATACCGCGGCTCTGGTTAATACAAGCACTACCAATTTCAATGGCTGGCTCGATTCAACAGACACTAACGTGCAGTCGGCCTTAGATGAGTTGGATGACTCACAAAGGCTTACTGAAGTTACAGATGCAGCCGCTAATTTAGTGCCTAATAGAGGGGTGATTGCTAATAGGGGAACGTTGGTCACTTTGACGCTTCCAACAGTCTGCAAAGTAGGTGATGAGCTTGAAGTTGTAGGGAAGGGGGCAGGAAAGTGGCTTATCGCACAAAACGCAAATCAATCTATCCACTGGATCGCCTCGACAACTACTGTAGGGGTAGGTGGATCTCTGTCAGCCACTAATGTCTATGACTCCATTAAATTCTACTGCACTGTCGCTAACCTAGAATTTACTGTTTCCTCATCTACTGGGAATATAACTATAGTATAAAGGATTTTTTATGAAAATAAGTATAGATGGGCAAGAGGTATTCTCCCTCTCAGAGACTCAAAAGTCTGTTATAAAGAGCGCAATACCATATGATATTTTTGAGGCAGATATGAAACGTCGGCTTGAGTGGGTTCTGACACACAAATATGAACAATGCTTTGAAAGACTTAAGAAAGAGTGGGAGCCTAGACTAAAGGAAAGATATCAAATGTTGCCATCAGGAGATGAAGCTTTAGCTCAATTAATTTGCTCTCAACCAGATTACAAGGATGGGAAGGCTAAACAGCTGGAATCTGAATTGGCTGTAAAGCAAGTAAAATAAAGGATATGTATGCCAACTCTTAATTCTTGGGGCAATAGAGTTTCGGATGCTAACGTCGCCTTCACCGGAGGGACTTTTGCAGCTGGAAATGACGCCACAGACAACGCAATTTCTATCGGGACCTCTGCCAATGCAGGAAGAACAGTGACCATCGGTAGTGGCACTGCGGCTAGTTCAACAGTAATAGATTGTGGCACGGGCGCATTGAACATCGGAGCAAATGCCGTCGCTAGGACAACGACCTTAGGCTGCACTACGGGGGCTGGTGTTTTAGCCCTCAAATATGGCACAGGGGACTTCACGCTAGCCTCTGCCACTGGAACTGTCATGTCTGCTTTGGATACTGGAGAGATAACCTATCCTTTGCAGCCAGCGTTTTTAGCTAATTCAAGTAGTGTAAGCGATGTTACTGGTGATGGCACCTTATACACTATGGTATTCGATAATGAAGTTTTTGATCAAAATAGTGATTTTGATGGGACAAGTACTTTTACCGCTCCAGTTACTGGTAGATATTATTTATCGTTTACGTGTGGCATGCAAGGTATACTATCAACACACACAGGCAGTGATTTTTATATAACTACTAGTAATAGAAATTGTGCCGTAACCTCAGTAAACTTATATAATGTTATGTGTAATAGTACAATTTTAAATATAACAGGAAGCATTCTTGCCGATATGGACGCAGCAGATACAGCGGTATGTAAACTATACGCTACAGGAGGGACAAAAGTAATAGATATAAGGACCAACACACGTTTTTCTGGACAACTAGTTTGTTAAAAGGATTACTATGAGTTCAACATCTCAATCTAACAATCCTACCTCCTACATGGGGGTTCTGGCAGTACAGCCTAGAAATGTCTATATCAGATCAGGGCCAGTATGGGGTAGGGCTCCTCTTCCTCGTGACTGCAAAAACTACAACCTTGGGGACACCTGGCTATGGGTTGAAGGCGCTGGAATTTGGCAGCTCACTCGAAAGACTAACACCCCAGGTGGAGGACAACTAGCAACTTGGACGACAACATCAGGGGCAGGGGCAGCAGGGATACAGACGATAACTGGAAATATAGGGGCAGCGATAGGTGGGGCAGCTGTAAATATAGTAGGTGATGGAGCCCTTCTATCTGGAGTAACAACAAATTTCGTAGCTGCAAATACCCTTGGGATTTCTGTCCAGAATGCTGTAGCTGATGGGGTAACAAAGGGGGTGTCTACATATCCTGCAGCTCAATTTACGACAGCTGCTGGGTTAGTCTCTATAAATGATGCTACAGTGGCAGCTAAGGGCATTGCCTCTTTTAACCCAGCGAATTTTACAGTAGCAGCGGGGGCTGTCTCCCTAACTGGAATATATGCATTCTCCTGGATCCCTGTAGTTGGAGTAGCTCAACTAATAGTCCCTAACACAGGATATTATACAACAAATGGAGCCTTAACAGCGTTTACTCTACCGGCAGTAGCGGCAGCAGGGTCAATCATAAAGGTTCAAGGGGCATCAGCAGGGGGATGGACAATAACTCAAGGGGCAGGACAGCAGGTGGTTTTTACAGGCGGAGTAGCGACATCGGCAGGGGCAGGAGTTAGGATAGCGTCGACTGGTACAAGAGATGGAATTGAGATACTTTGTATAGCAGCTAATACAACTTGGCAGGCTTTGAATATTAAAGGGAATCCAGTAGTTACATAAAAAGGTTAGAAAATGAGCATAAATCAACTAGGGAATATTTGTGTAAATAACTTTAGCGTTGTTACAGCCACGGCAGGAGTCACTAGATTTTTAGACGTAGACCATACAGACGCTACAGGAAACCCAAATTCAAATGCCCTGATATTTACCAGAACTCTACCAGGTGCAGGGGACTCATTCGCACAATTTATTATTTCAGGAGCGACAAACTGGTCTGTAGGGGCTGATAACAGCGATAATGATGATTTCAAAATCTCAAGAAGCTTAGCATTAGGGACTACAGATTGTATCCAAATACATAATCAAGGCGCAGTATCAGAACCCTTACAACCTTGTTTCAGTGCATATTTGAGTGTCGCAACAGCCGGCGTGACTGGGACAGGGATGGGAAGTATATATAATTTTATATGCGACTCTGTATTTTGTAATGGAGGCGGACACTATGACGTAGTGAATGGCTGGTTTACAGCTCCTGTTGCTGGGAAATACTCATTCACAGTTTATTGTGAATTGATAAACCTCACTCCAGCATTTGCAGATATACATGTGGGATTTTCCTTGGTACCAGGAACTATATATCAAGATGCCTTTGAAGTGGGTAATGGAGCACAGACTGCTATCATGACAGGGTTCAGCAATATTTTGCAACTAAATGCTGGTGAAACTGTTAGACCATATGTCTATAGTTCTGGAGAGGCAGGAAATGTGAATTCCATTGATTTTATTCCAGGATTTTACCATACAGTATTTTCTGGGTTTTTAATAGCATAAGGGATATATGAATAAACTTCTTATTGGATCAATTATAGTGGCCTGTGCTGGGGTTATTGGGTTAATGAGCTTTTACTTTTGGGGAAGTGACAACCCTGTTGAAGAGGCTTGTGAGGACATCATAAAGGCAGAGACAGGGGTAGAAATTGACTTAAGCCCTGGGAAAGTGCCAGTAGCAAAAGACGAGATAGGGAATAAGGCAGCTTCGTAATTTCTCATTGTCTCCTGAATCTGGATCAAGGCATCTTTCATTTTCTCAATCTCCTCCCTCGCCATCTCATACTTCTTCTCCAACTCATCATGCCTCTGAAAAATCCCTCTCCTCACATTCCCCATCTTTTTCTCTAGTTCCCTAACCTCCCCTCTTAATATCTCATGAGCTGGGGTATCAAATAGCTCTAGTTGTAAGCATGACATTATTTTTATCTCCTATATTAAAGTATCTTCAAAATTGTATAGGAAAATACAGATGCAAACAATGTGAAAGAAAGGGTATATGGAGGACAGAAGCAAGAAAAATGAGAGAGTTTATGAGAAAATTATTGTTTCTTTTCCCCCTGGTATCTATATGGTCTGGATGCACGGTCTCAATCATACAGACAGATACTCATGGCACAGCCACTGATGTAGTGGACGCTGAAGCTAGTTCTGATGCAGACATTGAGGCAGAGGCAAATATACCAGTAAAGGCAATATAGAGAGGTTGAAGATGGATGATTTTAAAGAGATTCCTAAGGAAGCCCAGTGGATGGTTGGGGCACTATTATTCGTATTGGCATTGATTTTGTCAGTTGTGATCTATGTGATGGAGTCTGAGCCTTTGTCATCAGTAGGGGATCAGACGAACCAGGTGCATCTAGAACAACTACAATTAGAGAAAACTGCTAATACCTAGAGCCATATCCCCCTGTCGGCATGTCCCTAAATGGAGCTGGCAGGGAGTTGTCCCCCATAGCCTCAGCGTAGTTTCTTTCAATATCCTGTGGGGTCATGCTCTTCGTCCCTTCTTTCCCAAATAAGTGTGAGTACATTGCATACCGTAAGGCGTCGCAATTTTTAACTACTATACCATTGGCTATAAAATTCCCGTTTTTTTTAGAAGCTAGACAATAGACATTTCGTTTATTTATCTTTTTCACGCTCTTCACTCCAACGAAGCTTGGCAGAACATGAGCAGGAGCAAGATTTTTTTTTGGCATATTTATTTTTCCTGAAAATTTTACCACAAACTATACACTTTACATCAATATCGTCTAATCCCTCTTGTCTCCTCCAGGCAGATTTGCAAGAAGGAGAACAAAAAATAGAATGATATGCTTTTGTTGAAAACATTTTTTCGCAATGAATACACTGGATCTCTATATCTTCTCTATTTTCCCAGCCACTAATTCCATGTTCTTTGTGCCATTTTCGGCCAACTTCTGAAGAATGCCATTCCTTTGTTAATGGTCTTATCTCACCACATAATTTTCTTGCTCGTTCCCTCTTTTCTTCCGTCATGTGCATTGACATATGGTCGTGCGCTGAAATTAATTCTAGATTTGATATATCATTATTACTTTTGTCTTCGTCTTTATGGTGAACATGAAACTTTTCTGGAACTTTTCCATTAAAGTATTCCCACACTACAACATGAAGTCTTTTTTTTGGGCAAGTAGTTGTAATCCAGTACCCAGTTTTTTTATCTAAATAAAACTTTGTTTCAAAGAAGAATTTGTGTTCCATTTTACAACCGTATCTAATTGCGTTAGGGACTGAATCATTTTATATCCATCGGTTGTTAAAATCAAGTGATCTCCTGTAGCGATAAGAGAGGATCCATCGATTAATTCAAGTTCGTATACTTCAGCATTTTCTTTTGTTAAAGAAACATTGATAAATTCATCTTCTTGAAAAATTCCTAAGCCAATATTAAAGTTTATTAAATTTCCTGAATTTTCTAGTTCATCTATACGACTATATCCATTGTCTGTAAGAACCTCTGTATGGCCAGCTACACAGAGGTGGTCATTTTCTTTCAAGGGCTTGTCCACCCCTGTTTTCATGCACTTCGAGTCCCAGACATACCCTCTAAATTCCTTTATGATTGCCTCACAATTTCGGCAGACCTTGAGGGTGCCATTAGACATCAATTTAGACACCAGCCTAATCCCGTCTATAACCTCATTCTGAGCATCATATATATTTTGAAGCCCTGATCTATGAAGCTCAAGCTTAAACGACGCTGCGCTAGGGTCTACGTAGATAGCCTTGACGTGTTTTCCATCAATAAACTTCGCCAGGTCTGCTGCATACTCAGAGTCTGTCTTCTGTCGCTGTCTGGCCTTACTATCCCAATAATATACTTCCTCTACCCACATATTAGGATATCTGGATCTATTTATCCCTATTAGACAGAAGGCGCAAGGGTTCGTCGTCCCGTAGTCGACCCCGACAATATAATACTCTGCTCCTCCAGGCGGGAAGCTTATAACATGGAGGTCATCATCAAAAAAGTCGTATATAGCTCCCTCAGCCTGTACCCAGCGACCTTCTATAAATCTTTGAAACCAAATCCCCTTATACTGCCTTCTCAGATACTCCTTCTCATCATTTGTTAGCTTGGGGTTGTCATCCAATGTAAACTTCCAACTGAGAACGTCTGGGTTGTCTGTCAAGAAATCCTTCTTGAGCCAATGGTAGGGGGAGTCTGGATTAGTTGTTGAGAAAATTCTAGCGCCAGCCATGCAACATCGAGAGATGAGCATTCTAAACACACTCTCAGGAATGATTGAGGTCTCATCTACATAAGCCCCCTGGAAGGTACTCCCTCGAATTTTACTTTCTGATCTTTCATCATCTGCCCCAACGATGTGAATAACTTTATTGAAAATTACCATCTCCCTCTTGCCTGAGTAATACCTAACATCCACCCCTATCATTCTAGTGAGCTGTGGCAAGATATTTCTCTTGAAGGTGTCATATGTCCTAGTGATCACACAATACTCGCCAGGAGGGCCATATGTGAGTTCCTTGAGCCATCGCCATAGACTGACGTAAGTCTTCCCAGACCTAACTGCTCCCTCCCAAATATTAATCCTGGCGTTGGAGTCCCTCAAAGACTCCAACTGTTTTGCTGACAGGTCGTCTTCCATCAGATTTTCTCAAAGTAGCAGCTCTTCAAGGCCACCCCTCTATAGCATTGCCTACCGTCAAGAGTTCCCTTGTATACACTAGATTTTACAAGCTCTCTCAAGATATGGTTAAACTCTGCAAAAAAATGACACTTATCTTTTACTGGAATCTCCTTCCCACTTTTTTCACACCACTCCACATACTCGTCATATATCGCCTGGCTCTCTGTAGCTGCGTCTCTCCTAAGAAGAAGCCTAGATTTTATGAAAAGAGAGACCATCCCATGGAAGGTATGAAGAACTTTGTTAGAACAGTGTCTATAGCATCTCCCTGTCCTATACTGGCAGGTCTTCTTCACGACCTCTTTCTCCTCTGACGTCCCTAGTCTATAAGAGATAACCCAACAGGCGTTCTTAGGGGGAG